AGGCCCTGACGGTTCCGCACTGCCGCCTCAGTGTTGCCCTCGATGATCGGCCCGTTCTCGCGGAAGATCTTGCCGAGGTTCTCGGCCGCCTCATAGGCGTCGATCATTTCCTCATCGAGAGACTTTTGAGCACCGAACAGCGCTTCCCACGTATCGATGAGTTGCTGCCCGGCCTCGTTCGCCGCATCGAGCGCGCCCGTCAGGAGGTTGGTGGCATCCCTCAGGTCGTTAGTGCCGTCCTCGGCGTCACCCATGGCCTCATCGATGTCGATCCACTTCTCGCGGGCGGTGTCGATATCGCGCGCGAGCACGATCATGTGGGTGTCGAGCTGGCTGATCATGCCAGCGAAGCGGCCGTATCCCTCTTCGGTCGTCCTGGTCTCGCGGTTGTGGCGTGCCAGCTCGATGGTGTAGGCGCGGACAGCGTCCTCGCCCCTCAGCACAACATCAACGACTTCGGATGTCTTTAGGCCGAGCTCCTTGGCGAGGTCAAGGGCGCCGCGCTCTTCCAGCGTCTTGGCGACCCACTCCCGAGTGTTTCGGGTGATAGCACCCGTCTGGACGTCTAGCGTGCGGCTCAGTTCATCGACGCGTATCGCCGCATCGTCATTGGCGTCGCCGAACGCGCTCAGCAGGGCAGTCCCGGCGGTCAGTGCGATCCCCCACGGGCCGGTGAGCAAGCGAGTCACCGCAGTCAGCCCGGCTGCGGCCTTTGTTCCGAGCGGGCCTGTGGCCGCCAGCTGAGCGTTCATCTCAGCTAGCGACGCCTTCAGCTTGGTGGTTGCGCCGAACGCGAGCAGACTCGCGCCGGTCAGCCCGCCCAGAACCGTGACCGTGTTGAGGATCGGACTCGGTATCGCGCCAATGGCGTCGACGAGAAAATCTGCCATCTGCACGAGCACCCGCAACCCGCTGTTCGCGCCCTCTGAAGACGTGATGAAGAGCGTCTCTAGAGAGCCGGTCAGGCGCTCGATGTCGCCCATGAGGTTATCGGTGAGGGCCGCCGCCTGGCGGGTCGCGAAGCCCTGGTCGTTGACGGCCTCGATCCACCTCCGGATGCCCTCTTCGCCTTGGGCGTAGACGACATTGGCGGCCCTAATTGCATCCTGCCCAAAGATCACCGCGAGCGTGGCCTGCCGCTGCTCGTCGGTCATGTGAGCCAAGCCGCGCTCGAGGCGACCCGCCCACTCAACCATGCCGACGAATTCACCGCGAGCGTCGAACGCCTCGATGCCGAGATCCTTCATTAACCTCGCCGCTTCGCCAGTCGGCGCGGCGAGGCGCAGCAGCATCGTCCGCATCGACGTGCCGGCGTCTGAGCCCAGCAGGCCAGCGGCCGCGAATGCGGTCAGCGTACCCGTGGTCTCTTCGATCGAAAGGCCCGTCTGTGACGCCACTAGACCGGCCTGTTTCAGGGCGTATGCCATATCGATGACGCCGCCCTGGGCTTTGCCCGCGCCGGCCGCGAGCAGGTCGGCAATGTGCATCACATCCTTGCCGGACAGGCCGAACTGCGTCATCGCCGAAGCGGCGATCTCGGCAGCTTCGCCGACATCGATCTGGCCGGATGCGGCCAAGGCCAGGGCGCCTGTCAGGCCACCGCTAAGGATGTCGGACGCTTCAACGCCAGCCTTGGCTAGCTCGGTGATTGCTCCGGCGGCTTCGGCCGCCGAGTACTGCGTGTCTGCGCCGGCTTTACGGGCGGCTTCCGCCAACAGGCTCAGCTCGTCTCCTGCGAGGCCAGTAGCGGCCGCAACACCGCTCATCTGCTGCTCGAACCGAGCGCCAGCAGTAATGGCGAGGCCGACGCCGGCAGTGAGCGCGGCGCCGGCCCTCAAGGCGCTGTCGGCAACTCGGTCGAGGGCGCCGGCCTTCGCAGCCTTGTCCAGCTCTTCGGCGAAGTCACGGGTTGCGCGGCCGGCCTCACGGAGCTTGCCGAGATAGTCGCCGATATCGGCGATCAGCTTGACGCCTACGGTACGCAAGGGGGCTCACCCCCTTACTGCGTCTCGCCACTCTCCAACATGGACTGTTGTCGGATGTGCCACCACCGGCTCGGCACCTTGTGCGCTACGTGTAGCATTGCCCCGGCCCGCGGGTCTTCCTGGTGCGCCCGCTCGGACTGGCGTAGAGCGGCGCACCGGTTGCACACGTAGGGCAGGGCGCCGGGCACCCACTCCCATCGGGGATCGAGCGTCTCCCGTAGGTCGCCCCCGCAGCGGTGGCAGGCGTTCGCCTCGCGTTCCTGCAGCTCGAGGGCGTACGCGCGGTCGCGGTCGGTGAACGGTGACGGCCGGATGATCTTGGTCCGTCCCGTCAGGTTGCCGTCCGGGTCGTAGTGCTCCTGCCACTCGATGATTGGGTCACCGTCGAAAACGGACAGTGGTACGCCCCAGGCGCGGGCGGTCTCTACGCGGAGGCGGATGCGGTAGTCCTCGAGAGGAGCGCCCTCGCCCGGTCCAAAGGGACCGCATCATCTCGCTGGCAGCACTGATACGCCGCGTCGGCGAGCATATCCAGTTGGTGGGCCGAAATGAACGAGAGCAGCCAGTCGACGGTGTCCTCGTCGAGCGGCAGGATCGGAGAATCCACCTCGTTCTTCTCGCGGTGGCCGATGATGCACGCCTTCGCCAGCGGGGCTTTGATCGTATCCACGTTGTAGATGTGGACGATCTTGCCCTCGTGGTTCGGGACCGGCGGGTGCTCCTTCACGAGGTGAAGCCAGTCGGTCCCGTTAAGGCCCTCGACCACGACATACATGGTCTTCTCTTCAGCCTTCGCGATCAGCTCGGCGAGATCCTCACGCAGAGTGCGGATACGCTCGGCATCTACGCTGTTGATCCGCCGGACCGGCCGACCCTCGGCTGCCGCCTGCTCTGCGGCCTGCTGCCGGCTCTCCAGCAGGACCAATTCGGTCTGGATCGCTTCGATCTGCTCGCGTAGCTCCCCGTCCAGCAGGATGGGGACCGTGCGACGCGGACGGTGGGTCGGGACCTCGCCGGAGCGAATCTTCTTGAGCTGGTCCGGAGTCATGAGCCGATCACCTCGACCGACCGCCAGTATGCCTGGACGAACGCGGTCTGCATGACCTGCCAGTCGGTGTTCGCCGCCCGGCTCGGGTTCTGGCGGCCCAACTGCACGAAGTACACGTTCACGATGTCGCCGGCCTGAATCGGTTGAGCGTGCGGGTACCCGACCCGCTCGATGTAGTAGCCCAAGGCATGCTCGGACAGCTCCAGCTCGGCCACGTTGTGTGTCGGCAACTGCGGGTTGCTGACGTAGGCGGTGGCGATCGTGCGCTGCGCCCGTCCGGGCCGGGTCGGGGTGAATTCCGTGTTGATTCGCGGGGTAGCCGCGGTGTCCTCCGACAAATTCGGCGTGAAGTCGGTGAAGTACAAGCTCAAGTCCTTCACCAGCATGCTGGTCAGTTCGGCCACCGTGGGAGCGCTCGGGTCGGTAATCGAAGACTGGCCGGGAAGCCAGAGAATCTTCGAGTAGCCGTCGCTAGGGGTCCCGATCGGCTGACTCATAACACATCCCTCCTTAATGGATGGTTGGTGCAGGTGGTGATCCGCCGATCAGGCGGCAGCAGGGTGCGACCGCAGGGTCACGAGGATGGATGAGAAGAACACCGGACGTCCGTCCGGTGTGGACACACGGTCGTCTCGTTCCGGCGCTGGCGGTGGTGCGCCCGGTACCTGTGTCACCGGCTCGAACCGGCGGCCAGGGACGGCCGGTATCTGACGGTCGAGCGCGGCCGCGGCCCGGTCGAGCGCGGCTAGCACCTCGTCGGTACTGATCCCGGCGGCCGTTATCTGCGTGGTGGTGACTGCCGCCCCGGTTGAGCCGTTCATGGTGTGGCCGCTGCTGCGGACGGCCGGGCCAGGCCAGATCACCAGGTATGGATAGACAATCTCGTCTTCCTTGTCGGTGACCTGGCCGTCGTACACCTTGTACCGGCCGTCGACCTGCAGCGGCTCGAATGCGGCATCCAACAGGGCCTTGATCGCGTCACGGTGGAGCCGCGACACGTCGAGCGGGTGGGTCACAGCAGCCCGTCCATGGCCGCGATCCGTTCGATGGCCTGCTCGAACGATGGGAGCACTGCGTCCACCGCAGGACCCATGTACGGCTTCGGGGCCATCCTCGACGTCCCGTATTCCACGAAGTGCGCATAATTGGCGCCCGCGACCACCTCGCCACCGATGGCGGTGACGTACTGGGTGGCCCGGATGCTGTTCCGCAGGAACCCGGTATCGACCGGGGCGCGCGCCTTGGCGCCGGCCTCGATGTCCAACAGCGCCTTGCGGGCTGCGACGTGCGCCAAGCTTTGCGCGCGTGCACTGTGGATAGTGAAGACGGCGGCAAGCTGGCCGATCTCGTTGGTGGTGATGGTGATGGCGGCCACCGGTTCACCTCCCTACCGGGTGGACGGGCCGTGGTCCTCGCACATCAGCACCCGAGCCCACGCCTGCGTCGAGACCGGAACCTCGCGCACCCGCAACGGCCGGCCGACGACTTGGGGCTCCTCGTCGCAGCTGGTGACCGTGACGATGGCGCCGATCGGTACCGGTTGGGACGGCCCGTTGACGGGCACCTCCACCCGGTACTGGCGCAGGACGACCTCGCGGTCTCCGACCACAACCACCTGCACCGTGCTACCGACCGGCAGACGCCGTACCCGCATCGGGCCGGTGTAGATCGTGGTCGGCGCGCCGGGCACCGTGTACCCGAGCGTCTCGTCAAAAGTGCCGGCATCCGCCGATGCGGGAATCTGGATCATTCCTGTGGCGGTCATGGTGCCTTCGACGGTGGGGCGGTGGTGCTCCGACCAGTTCGGCGGGACCACCGGGTGATTGGTCAGCGGCATCAGTACCGCCCCGCGTACGGGTCGAAATCGATGACACCGATTCCGAACGCGTCGCCGTCGTCGTCGATCTCGGCCGCCTGGGCGCGTAGCTCCTTGGCCCGTTCGCGCAGTTCCTTCGCCACGGCAGGCCCGTCGGTTTGCAGGTCCCCGTCACGGATCTTCTTGGACACTAGGGCTTCGGAGCTTGCGATGGTCTCCAAGGCGAGCGCGGCGGCCAGGCGCACATTGTCCGATTCCAAAGTCAGGAACGCTTCGATCTGCTCGTCGGTGAGCAGCAGCAGGGATTCGTTGGTGTCAGGGATGAGTAGGCGAACCTGGCCGATCTTCGTGGTGTAGTCGATCGGCATTGCCGTGCTCCCGTCAGGTCGTGGTCTGGTCGTCGATCAGGCCGAGTGTGGACAGGGCGGTGATCAGCGACGACACCACCGCCGCGAGATCCTCGCCAGGGTTGCTCGACGCCGCCACCATGGATGCCTTGACGCGCCGGCCCGGCTGACCCGTTCCTGTAACGTCCCTGGCTACACCCCTGATGACGGTCATCGATTCTCACCGTCCCCGTATCTCGGC